AGAGTGAGTATTACAGAGCTGGTATTAAACCTTTGAAAAACATCATGTATTTCGACTCACTTCCATTTATTAGAAAATATTTGAATGATCTTAACAGTTATGGATTAGGAAAACTTTACGAAATGGTCGCGGGTGTTGAAGAAGAAGGGAATGACCAACTTCACACAGCAGAATATGATACAAAATGTTTGTATACTGTTTTAGCACGCATTTTCACTATTTTGATTAAGGAAAAAAAGTTAGCTGTTGATTTGGGAGAATTCACGAGAATGTCTATTTTCGATAAAAAGATCCTTACTCAACCACCAACTAAACTCACTGGAGTCAGAAATGGAGAATTCCTCAAGAAAAAAGGATTGAAGAATATCAAAGGTTTTATTAATATTTACAAGGTGAGTGGATTTAGTGATGAGTTTTTCACAAAATATGTGGAACAAACTTACAAAATCACCCGTAAATCGGATCTCAACAAAATTTTAAAACAAATTAAAATACTGTACAATATCCACAATAAATAAAAATATCGAATTATAATATAGTAATATTATGCCTAAATCAAATTATAGTCATTGCAACAATATTATAAAATTTTTTAACGATGCTTATGATAGTTATAAAACAAAAAAGGTCAAACATAAAATTAAAAACTGCATCACCAAAATCCATAGTTACTCTGTCGATACCTTAAACATCAAAATACCAACAAACAAAAGCTTCCCTCTTGACATCGACAAAGATGATCATGTGTATATTCCTCTCAGTTTCGTTATTTCCAACTTGAACCAACCTCAGTTTACTCAAGAAGCTCCAAATGATTATGCTTTCAAAGCTCTTCAACTCATTTTGAGTATTTTGGAGGATTATGGGAGATTCCAGAATGCCAAGAGGAAATCCAAGAAATTATTAGGTGATGTGAAAGTTTTCGCCAAAATGGCAAACGTCATGCAATTCGGTATATACAGATTTACCATCCCAAAAAAAATACAATTAACTTTCAGTGTTAAAGGCCTTGATCTTGCCACATTAAAGGTTAAAAAATTATATAAGATTAAGAAAAATAAAGCTTAAACTTTATGAAAGCATCAGCCCTCGATTTATTTTTATTACCATTTACAAAAATAATATTTTTGGTTATAAACACGGAAGATTATTTTGTATAAATTAAAAATCATCAAAAATATCGATAACTGATAAATGCTGGAATCAGTTTTTTTTCATACGTCTTGCTCTTCGAGCTTTAATTTTTCTCATACGTCTTGCTCTTCGAGCTTTAATTTTTCTCATACGTCTTGCTCTTCGAGCTTTAATTTTTCTCATACGTCTTGCTTTTCGAGCTTTAATTTTTCTTAACCTTCTTTCTCTTTTATTAAGTTTTTGGAAGAAAAGTGCGAAACCACCTTTGTGTTTTTTATAAAGGAAAGTATTACCATCTACCATTGTGTTGGTTGTTAATTGTGGAACTTGGGTGAATCTATCTTTTTTCAAGTTTTTTCTAATTCTGTTAATAAGTGGGATAAATCTAATACTGTTTCTTGGCCGAACTTCTCGTAAAAATCCGTTGGTTAATGCTCCTCCGTATTTGTTGCTTTCGTGGTCAAAATAATCGGAACTTGTTTGAAAATCTTTACAACCGCTAATCATATAAACTTTACATTTAAGATGAGCATTTTTATTTTCGACTTTATGAGTTGAACCATTAATGTATTTATGTTTAAGATCCAACATTGTTCCAGAGTTACAACAATCGAAAATAGCCATAACTTTACATTTTGTATTTTTGATTTTATTTAAAATATCAAAAAGAATATCATCAGCAATAAATCCAGATTGTTTATAATCAGATGGAACAATAACTTCATCATGAATATCACTAACTTCATCTCCATCTTTATCTCTAATTTGTGTACCATGTCCCGAATAAGCTATCCAGATTTCGGTTGGTTCAGTTGTTTTATTAACTTTGCTGACTGCTTGGTTGAGTGCATCTATAATATTTTGTTTAGTTGGTCTGTTTTGTTCAGGTGTTGATGATTTGTCATTTAAAAAACGGATATTTTTGGAAGGATAACGTAATTTACCTTTAATGAATTGAATCATGTGGATACCATCGTTAATACAACCGTAAAGCTCAGCTCTGGTATTTGGATAGTTAATAGACGTGATGACTGCATGTTTATTAGTTAGTTTCATCTATAATAAACGCAAGATATTTTTCTATTTAAGAGATTTATAACATAAATGAGTAATGGATGATCAAGACAAAAATGACTTCAACATTCCTCATGATAAGTGTCTGATTTGTTCAGATGATTGTGATGAAAATAAAAATTATCAGACATTTCCGAAAGATGAAACGAAATGTAAATGTGTTTATACTATTCATGATGAATGTTTAGATTTATTAAAAAAAGAGTGGGGGACTAAATGTCCAATATGCCAAAAAGAAAATGAGAGTGTTATTGTAGAAGTAAGAGTTGAAGTTGAAGAAAATCAAAATAGATCGACATGTACACTTAAATGTTTATTCGGTTTCCTTACTACAGGAGTTATAATTGGTATTGGTACAACACTTTTAGTACAAAGTGATGTAATTTGATTATACTTGAAAAAAAATTGACTTAACTCCGAAGCAATTTAAAAAAAAAAAATGACCATTATTTTATTAAAAATGGGAATAAAATAATGTTAAATATGAAGATCAAAACATAATCAATTGATAGGTTTCAACCTCCAGTTCCCAATTGGGGAGAATTGTCGCATAGTGAAAAGGTTGATGTATTTAAGCGTGAAGTTGTACGCTATACGGATATGCCTTTGTCTTTTAAGAAGCTTTGTGACAAAATTAAGAATAATTTTTCCAAAAAATGAAGTATTCATAAAATCTGGAAGATTCTTTGCCACTATGAGACGTGGTTTTGAATATATTGTTGATGAAAATGGTTATTCCTATTTTTGTGAACAAGAATAAATTTACTTTTATAATCTATTTTTACTCGGTATTATCTTCATCTGACTCAGGTTCTTCTTCATCTGACTCAGGTTCTTCTTCATCTGACTCAGGTTCTTCTTCATCTGACTCAGGTTCTTCATCATCAGACTCAAGTTCTTCAAACTCTTCATCTCCGAAAACATCATCACTGTTTTCCTCCTCATCTGATTCTTCTTCTTCATCTGATTCTTCTTCTTCATCAGAATCCTCTTCATCAATATTCATGTTGTCCAAATCACCTTCGATTGTGATGTTCTTGACAACATTGTTATTCTTCGTAATCTCAATATCAATATCTGGAAGTTCAACCTTCTCAACCTTTTGTCCACTAATGTTTGGCAAATCAATACCAAACTTGAAATCATCCTCAGTGACATCCTTATTTTTACTGAACTCCTGTGTAATGAACGAATCCAAATCTTCAGTTTCCAATTCATCCTTCTCAACATCAAGATATTCACTATAAGTGTTCTCCAATTCACTATTGATAATACTCTCTGTGTCAAGTAACACATCGAATGCATTTGTTCCCGACTTACAGAACTGACCAACGAACATGTTAGCAGATGCACCCTTCATGTTATCCTTTTCTCCGAAGACAGCAGCCTTGACGAACACATTCATAATCTCCTCGAAAGAAGCCTTTGAAATTGGTCCAGAGTCATCCTTCTTATTGATACCATGCCTATCAATCTGCATAAGTCCACCTCTGTATGTCATCAAATCAACCATCAAATCAACATGTCTTGGGTTCAAACCATTGTCGAACACTGTCATCAATTCATTGATAATGTGAGCACGAGCACCCTCAATACCAAAGATCTCATAGATCTCATTGATATCATTAGTAACTGTCCTTGTATTATCAACCTTATCATGAGCTAAGACATCCCTCAAATTAGATCCCTCTGCATAAATTGCATTCTCCTTTCCAGCCTTGAAGGAACCATCATTCATGTACTCGATAACGTTGGCATCACCAGCAGAAGCATTTGTAATGCCTTTGATACCAGTGATAGTCATTCCCATCAATTCATTCTCAATCTCTTTAATTGCCTCGATGTTGTTCTCATCTTCCATGACGTTAATCCTCAAAAGGACTTCATCAGAGTTATCATCACTAAAGACACATTTGACATCATCCCCAGTCTTCTGGTAGATCAACTCCTGAATCTTGGAAACACTGATACCAGTGTTCATCAATTTGTCCTTATCAAATAAAACCCTCAAGACCCAATTGGACATACAACCCTCATTAGCATTTCCCAAATCAAACAAGTCAGCGAAATCATTGTAGATAACAACAAACTCCTCTTCTTCCTTTCCACTCATTGGTTGATCACTCTCATACATAATATCACTTCTGACAACAATATCAGACAACTTGGTGTAAATCATCTTACTACCAATAATATCAACCTCAGCCTCATCAGCTCTATATTGTTCCTTAAGGAAAATCTCCATACCTTTCACCTTCATTTTATCACTCTTAGTGATACTAATAATCTCTCTTAACCTTGGAACACCCTCAGTAATAACCTTTGAACCAGCACCAACACCAGCAGCGTGGAAAGTGTTCAACGTCAACTGAGTAGATTTCTCACCACAAGTCTGTGAAGCAATAACACCAACCATCTCACCTGGTGCTACATAAGAGTTGTAGATCTTCAATCTAATCTTCTCAATCATGAAATCAAAAGCAACCTTGTTAAGCCTAAACTCACTCAAGATTCTCTTTGATGCCAAGAATGAATGGTATAACACTTTGTGAAGTTCAAGACTATCCTCTTTCTCCAAGTACAACTTGGTAATGTCTTCAAACAACTGTTTGACCTTCTGAATTACATAAAGTGGAGACATGTCACTCAAACTGTAAGATTTGATGTTAAAATCCTCCATAATAATTGGAACCAATCGGAACAAGTTGACAGGAACATAAGTTGAAGCCTTACCAATAACATCGCAACTCTTACAGAATTCGTGCCTCAATTTCTCACGGTTCTCGAAAAGTTCATCAAACTCATTATCCAAAGTTTCCTCCAAATTATCAGTCTTCATCAACTCATCAACAGCCTCTTCTGTCATGAATCCCAACCAATAATTCCTATCAGTTACATCATCATAACCATACATGTTCTCCATGGTGTCATTGCTATACTCAATGAATTTGATTGGTACACGCTCCAACTTGATTGGATCGTAGCCATCACCACCATATTTAGGCTGAAGCATAACATCAGTCTCGTTACGAACAGTTCCATCATAGTTAACCATTAAACCCTCAGTGGCTTTAATGAACTTTCTGGAAATGTATCCTGAATCAGCAGTCCTGATAGCAGTATCAATTACACCAGTCCTACCACTCATAGCGTGGAAATACTCCTCAACTGGATCCAAACCCTCGAAATAAGAGTGCTTAATAAAACCTTTAGCCATCGGACTAATATCATGTCTACTGAAGTGTGGCAATGTTCTATCAGTGAAACCATTAGATACACGCTCACCCCAAATGGCTTGTTGACCAACACTACCCAAAATCTGACCAATATTAAAACCCTTACCCTTAGAACCAGACTTAACGGCCTTAAGGAAGTTATTCTCAAGCTCGATTTTATCATTCATGTTAGTAGTAACTTTTTCACTTCCAGCACCCATAGTGTTCATGATATCAGCTTCCAACTTATCTCTCAATAATCTCTTATCCAAAGTTGGAGCATAAACTCCCTCTTGAGCTTGCCTAATTGTATTTTCAGCTTTCTCAATAGTGTCATCCAACAAAATGTGATTCTCATCACTTGTTTCCTTTGCTGGAATACAATCACCATAACCAATACTGAAACTATTCCAAACCATGAACTTAGTAATCAAATCCTGAGTATTATTCAAAAAGTTTGTTGCCTCATCTGTACCATAAGCATTGTAAATCTGCTGAATGAAACCAGCAGTATCACTCTCCAAACTATCCTTCTGCAAATAACCATCAACAATCTCACCTTTCTTTACTTGAATAGACTTAGTCTTAATGGTAATCTTTGGCAAAATCATTGAGAAAACTTGCTTACCATTCCAATACTCCTCACCATACTCATTAGTACCAGCTGGTTCAGGGAAGATGTTGTCAAACTTGTCGTAAAACATCATTAAACTCTGAATCTGTGCTTTTGTAAACTGATTATCTTCACGAGTCATCAAATAAGCTCCAATAATGGAATCCTGTACAATTGGAGTACAAGGCTTACTGTCACCTGGACTAATTAACTGTGTAGGAACAAGAGCGATTCTCTTCAACTCCTCCCTACACATAATACTTTGTGGAACATGCATGTTCATTTCATCTCCCTATGTAATCTTATATCTTTCAATATAAGCTGGACTGTATCTTAAGCCATCTAGAGTGATTAACTCATTATTGATGACCAACACCCGTTCAGTCTCTGAATGCTTACCATATTCTAATCAAAACGAACTTAGGTAATAACACTGCTGATTGTCCATTGTTCATCCTTAAATATTATGACCATTCAACAAATATTGTAACAAATATTGTTATCGGCAATTAACCGAGTTCCCTTTATAAGTTTCCAAATAAAGGTGGTAATTTAAGGCTTTAGGAGTTTCCAGCATCAAGGTGTTTCGCTCACTACCAATCTATTATTGATCAGTGAACTAGGAGGTAACACGCTTTTCACGCCTCCTGTTTTCGACAGAGAAGTTTATCGAAGTCAGCATTATAAGGATTACAAGTTGTAATATTCATGCGGAATGTTTTATAAGGCATTACCTTTACTCGATGAGCCATCATACTCATTCTGTGTAAAGATGGCTGACGGTTAGCCAACACAATATCATCATCTTGTAAGTGCCTATGAACGACATCCCCATATTCCAAAGTAATACTTTTCAAGTTAGTATTGTACAAACTGTACTCTGTTGGATTGACATTTCCAGCTTCATCTCGGTAATTCTTTGTAATAAACTTACCCCCTGGATAGTTATT